CCTTTGCCAAATCAGCCTCTAACTTATCAAAAACAGGCATGCCAAGACCTACTGGCGGATTTCGAACAACACATTCTATTACTCCACCGCAGGAGTCTCCTTCTTTACCAAAAGCCTCCACTCTCTGAATCATTAAATCTGCAGCTGATTGATTTGGACATCGAACAATATTTTTCTCAATCTCATCAAAAGTGACTTCACTCGGTTGAATTTCAGCTTCAATATCATGAATTCTCTTTACCCAAGCGAGTATTTCTGTATCAGAGGATTTGGTGAGAAGTTGCTTTGCAACAGAACCAGCAGCAACTCTACCTATCGTTTCTCTTGCTGATGCTCTTCCACCTCCACTTGAAGCTTGAATTCCATATTTTTTCTGATAAGTAGCATCAGCGTGAGATGGTCTAAAAGTTTTTTTGATTTCAGAATAATCTTTAGGCCGATGATCTTTATTTCTTACAACCATGGCAATTGGTGTTCCTAAGGTTTGGTTCCCTAAAAGGCCACTTAGAATTTCAACTTCATCACTCTCGTTTCTTGGAGTAGTGATTTTGCTTTGACCTGGTCTCCTTCTATTGAGATCATTTTGTATTGCATTGATATCAAGCTCCAACCTTGGCGGACAGCCATCAATAATTACACCAACCCCTCCACCATGAGATTCACCAAAGGTGCTGATACTAAAAAGTTTTCCGAAACTACTTCCCATAAATAAACCTATCTACAAAATGTTAATCAATACTTGCTAAAAAACAAACCAATCAATAAATGTATCGAATAAAAAAATGCAAAAAAAAAGCCCTCTAAAAGAGGGCTTTAAAAAATCAAGTTAAAGACTTAACCTATTGCAGGTGCAACAAGAGCTACAGAAGTAGACTCAGCAGCTGCTAGGTCAAGTGGGAAGTTGTGAGCATTACGCTCATGCATTACTTCCATACCAAGGTTTGCACGGTTAAGTACGTCACCCCAGGTTGGTACAACCTTGCCTGAAGTATCAACTACAGACTGGTTGAAGTTGAAGCCGTTCAAGTTGAACGCCATGGTGCAGATGCCCATAGATGTCAACCAAACACAAATCACAGGCCATGAAGCCAAGAAGAAGTGAAGGCTACGGCTGTTATTGAAGCTTGCATATTGGAAGATCAAACGACCGAAGTAGCCATGAGCTGCAACGATGTTGTATGTCTCTTCTTCTTGTCCAAACTTGTAACCGTAGTTCTGTGAATCAAGTCCTGTGGTCTCACGAATAAGTGATGAAGTAACCAAAGAACCGTGCATTGCAGAGAACAATGCGCCACCGAACATACCTGCTACACCAGCCATATGGAATGGGTGCATAAGGATGTTATGTTCTGCTTGGAATACGAACATGAAGTTGAATGTTCCTGAGATACCTAAAGGCATTCCGTCTGAGAATGAACCCTGACCGAATGGGTATACAAGGAATACAGCAAATGCTGCGGATACAGGTGCAGAGTATGCAACACAGATCCAAGGACGCATACCTAAACGGTATGATAGTTCCCACTGTCTGCCCATGTATGCTGAGATACCGATGAGGAAGTGGAAGATAACCAACTGATAAGGACCACCGTTATACAACCACTCATCAAGAGTAGCAGCTTCCCATATAGGGTAGAAGTGTAATCCAATTGCGTTGGATGATGGAACTACAGCACCAGAGATGATGTTGTTACCATATAAGAATGAACCTGCAACAGGTTCACGGATCCCATCGATATCGACAGGAGGTGCAGCGATAAACGCAATGATGAAACAAGTAGCAGCAGCTAGAAGACATGGAACCATTAAGACTCCGAACCAACCAACATAGATGCGGTTATTCGTACTTGTTACCCACTCACAAAACTCACTCCATCCAGAAAGGAGACCTTGGTCTCTCTTTTGTAAGGTTGTCATTGAATTAATAGAACGTTATGTGAACGGTAAGATAAAGACTAATTGTAACCCCGTTTAGTCTTGGTCAGGGGGAAGATGAATGTCCGAAGACACTAACATTATATATGCAAGTATGAAGTTTTGTCAAGAGTAAGGTCCAATTTCCCAACTGTATACATCACCCTCTCTCTTTCCTTTCATTATTGATTCCCCATCTGTCATAGCACTTAAAGCCACGTTACCAGCAATTACTATTCGGGTATCCGTATTACTTGGTAAATCAACACCATGCATAGACCAAGCAGGCCAAGCATTTATATCACCAGATTCTTGTTCAGGATATATTTTCTCATACAATTGACCAGCAACAGGTGAATAATTTTTCTTACCAACAGTCTGAGGTTCCTTAAGTTCTTCAGGAACGTTCCTCATAAAATAAAAACATTTTTCATTAGGTGATGCTTTTATAATATGACACCAAGATATGATCTCATCTCCAGAGAAATGAGTATGAGGTTTATGAGGTAAAGACCTTGAGTTACTACCTTGTATCCAGAAATTAAAATGCCAATCGGATCTATAATTCAATCCCAACTCCATCAACATTTTATATTGAATAATATCTTGATAGTACTGAACCAAAGAATGCATTACATCATCATCCCACTCAGGACAATCCTTTCCATAAGTAGTGTAATAATAATTACCATCCTTTAAGGTAACAGTCTCACAAATTTTCGCATACAAATCCTCTGGCAGATTTATATTATCATGCCAGATGATCGGAGAGCACCACCACATATTAAGTATGCTTTCTTATGGTTCCCTTCTCTCCACAATCTTTAACATATTTCCTTGCTTCTGCCTTAGTATCAAATACCTTTGCAAATCTTTTGTCTGCACCCCATGTTGGTGCATTGGATATTAAATATTCAATCTCGCCATCTACTTTGCGAGTTGCTACCCAGTTGATAGCGTGTCCTGTGTCTGCACTCATAATCTTAAACCAATCTTCAGTTATTTATTAAAATAAGTCTCGTAGTATTTTACCAAACCAAATGTTACATTAAATTTACTTGACCACTCTTCAGCACATTCTTCTGCACTCTTGCCAGAGTAACCAAACCTTTCTAAAATTGTTATACATTCTTGTTTCATATTAAACCTATTGAACCTGCTGTGATACCAATACAGACAAAAAAACCAAACTCATAGAGTTCTCTGTATGGACTATGCAAAAAAGAATTGAGAGACATTAGTACTAAGGTAGACTGCTACTATTGAAACGAAAAGGATTACTTGGGTCATGACTGAGTAAAAATACTTACAGTATTATATAGGTATTTCTACTCTCTGTCAAGCACCAGATGGGACAGTTTGTAATTGGGTTACTCTAATACCCTTGCCACCATCGTCATCATCATCGTCATCAACACCACGTAAAAACAACTCAACCATGACAAGAACAGTCATTGGATAGAAACACCAAAGGATTGCTTTCCAAGCTGGAAATGAATCTACTACTAGATCTGTCATGGATTGTGTCGATTTACGAATAAGTATTTAGTTATGTAAAGTATTTGAAATGGGTATAAGCACTCACTAGACCCCAGAAAAGGATCATTGCTGCTCTACCGTTGGCTCTTTGCCAGATGATTGCGTTTGTCATTAGAAGATACCTGGGATAATTTGACCTGTGGTGATGTATGCACCCATTGCAGCAACGAATCCTATCATTGCCATCCAACCGTTAAACTTTTCTGCTTCTGGTGTCATTAGAATACACCTGGTATTAATTGACCTGTTGTTAGGTAAGCACCTAGACCAGCTATGATGCCAATCATTGCCCAACGTCCGTTCTGTAGCTCTGCGTTTTCTTTCATGTTCTTAGATTTGTAATAGGGATAGAAGTTAAAGAGACCTTGCTTCGACTAAGCAATGCCTGGGATTACCCATCCGAAGACGGTGTAGTTGAAGACTGCTGCGACTAATCCAATCATCGCTAGGCGACCATTAGTTCTTTCAGCATTCTTCCAATAGCCATCGTAGTTTTCAACGTACTGTAGAGGTGGTTCAGCAGCAAACATATTCTGCTTACCATATTCAGTAGTTGTATACTTCTTAGCGGTTGTTGAAGTCATTCCTGTTTTGTTAAGAAACGTTACATAATTATATAGTAAATGTTAAGGGTTGTCAACTAGGTATTTGTACGGTGTTACAGACAAAAAAAGAGTCACCATTTCTGATGACTCTTATAAGATTGCCTTATCATTGCTTTTGCACGTAAGACCATCTAGTTTAACGTCTATTGGCAAAGACGATTTATTTATACCTCTGTACTCTTTTCACCAAAAGTAACTATTGGTGTACCTGGTCTACCTTCACCAGTTACTGTTCCATCATTAGTAAATGTTACTGTATCACCTGTATTAAAAGTTATTGGTTCGGTAACCACATCATTGTTCCATGAGATAGCATCTGGAATATCTACATTACCTACAGTGATATTGTAATCAGGATCGAAATCAAGATCTATACAACCATCAGGTACTGTAACAACATCATCATGTGTATATTCTTTAGCAATCTTCTTAAGTCCTTGGTAATAAACAAAAACTAAATTAAGATCACTATCAGAGAGGGATTCTTTTTCATGTGCTTCATCAAAGACTGCCTTAGCAGCAGCGATAGCAGCATCTAATTTTCCATGTAGTGAGCAGGCCATAATCGTAATCTTTTGTTAGTTTATTATATATCTATTTGTATTATCTGTCAAGTGTAAGATAAGTTGAATTATCAATAGTACCTACAGGTAATTCAGGGAAAGTATTAAAAGATAAACTTATTCTTTCTTTATCTACAGTATTTGTTGGAACATAATGATGTAATGAACTAGGAAACATAACTAATATCCCCTCCTTTGCAGGAAATGTATAACTATCATTCATAAACTCATTAGAACCTCTCTCATCTGAGGACTCTTGACGCACAGGAAATTCTTCTCTCGTTGGACCATCAAATATAATAGGAGAGGTTTCATCTCCAGTGTCAACATAAAACACACCACTAAGCATACTATTAAGATGATAATGTCTAGGATGATGTGCTCCTTTAGTAGTTTTATTACCCCAAGATTGTTGTATAGTCATCTTAGGGTCATCAACATGAAGTACATCGTTAACATACTTTTTTGTTGCATCATGACAAAAACATTTAAGATCAGAAAGCTCTGGTAAATCTAACACGTACTGATTAACAGTAGTTAAATTAGATCTTGATTGTCTAAACGACAAATCTTTAAAGACGTTTTTTATAACCCCAAGGTCATGAGGATACTCTGCCACAAACAAAGGTGGAAAAGCGAACATCATATAGTAATCAGACTTAACTGGGGTCTGCATGTTTATATTCATAATTTTGTTCTGCTATCTCATGAAGTTGATCAATTATCATATCAATGTATCTCTCTTTAGATTCCATTTCCAAGTCATAGAAATCATTCATGGGAACATGTGGTATGTTCTCTAGATTATAACAGGGGTTAGAGTCCATCGTCAACCCCCAAAATAATCCTTTCGCATATATCTACCAAGGATATTTGAATTGTAGAATGCTGGTTGACCATCATCAGTAGACTCAGTTAGTACATTATTTAGAAACAATTGTCTTGTCTCTTCGTAGTTTACTTTACCAAGAGTAGTGTGAAGTGATATTATTTCTCGTTTGAAGGTGGAGTTCCCAAGTAACTTTCTATCTCTCTTAAGTTCTTCAGAGCTTCCGTAGTACTTTTTCCAGTCACTCTCAGACGTAACCCTTCTCTTACCACCTCTAGGTTTACGACGTTGTGTAAAGTACTTTCTCCCGATATATTGTTTGCCCGATTGCAAATTTGTAATACGGTAGACGAAACCGAAGAAACCGTTAATGTCGTTAGAAGTAAAAGTTGTACCCTGATAGGTCCAGGGGTTCTCATAACTTCCCTCAGAAGTTTCTGTATCTTTTTCATTAGTCGCACTCTCCGTCTTCATCATTAACTTGGGCGTAGGATTTTATTCCATCGCCACTATCTATACGATAAGCAGAGGTGTCTGAATAAACTTCAGACTTTAAGTTTGAGAGTGCGATCTCTATGTCATTGATTAGTGTTTTTAAATTTCTTTTTTCCATTACTCCCAGTACTCATCTAAGTGTTCTAATACATTGAGCAGTATC